GCACATACTCGGCAGGGTTGTCGTGGTAGAGTCTTTCCCAGTCGATCTCCGGCGCGGCGAGTTGCTTGTATTGCTCGACAAGCGCCGGGAGTAGCTGGGCGTATTGTTGCCGTTCCGTCCGCACCGCCTCGTAATGCTGCTCCAGCGCCTTGCGCGCCTCGGCCAGCACCATGGTCTTCTGCGTGTAGTCGCGAGTGCGCTGGTAGCCTCGGACGAGCTCCTCCTCCGGCACCTGTTCTGTCTTGCCGTCAGGTAGTTTGACGGTGAAGAACCGTGGCTTAGGTGATCCGTCTTCGCTGTCCTCGCCTTCCGCGTCTGCCTCTTCCTCGCCCGCGTCGTCCGGCTCGGGTTCCCCCTCCTCGGGCAGCGCCTCATCGGGCTCGGCCTCGGCCTCAGGCTCTGCTTCCTGCGGCGCCGCTTCCTGCCCCCTGGGGGCGGGTGCCTGGCGTGGTGCCTGACCGCGATCGGTGGGGCGCCCTGGTTGTCCCTCGCGGGCCAGGATGCGGCCGATTGCCGTCTCCGCAGTGTCCATGGACGATCCGGCATCCGTGGGTGCCGGGGTGCCGCCTTGGGTTGTGGCACTCATTGCGTACGTTCCTCGCTGTGCATGACACGGCGATAGCTGCGCCGGTCAAACTCGACATTGGAGATGATCCGTTGCAGGTCCGTCGCGAGCACGTCGAGGGCGCGGAGCATGTAGTAGCAGCCCTCCCGGTCTTCGCGATCCTGGGGCGCGGATTGGCGCAGCATCATCAAATAATGCTCTTGCAGGCGCTTGAACGCGGCCCGCAGCCCCGGGTCCTCTAGGGTAGCCTGCGCCTCTACCGCCGCCTGCTCGGCCGTGGCGATGGCTTCGTGGGCGTTCCTGTAGGGGAGCTTCACTGGCGTATTCCTGCCATATGTGATATCTTTGTGGGTGGTGATAACCTTTGACCCTTGGAGTGCATGATGCTCAGAACCACCGCTTTCTCCCGGCCGCCGCCCAAGTCACGCGACCCGGCGTTGGCTGATGTAGACCCTAGCGATGACCCGAGGTCCGGTGGCCTGGCGCTGTGGGCACTGTTTGCCGCGATCCGGAGGTTGCAGCGGCAGCGCGGATTGCCGCCAATCGACACCTCGCGCCCAGGGGTCATGTTTGAGGGTCGGCCCAAGCTGCGCCTGACGTTCTGGGACAAGAAGCAGAAGCGGGTGCGCGGGATCGATATCGACGCGGACATCGTCATGACCCCCCGCCATTGGAACTCGCTTCACCCAGAATTCCGGGTCCGAGTACCGCACCGCCTGCTACCGCCGGCAGTCCTTTGTAACCGTGCGCGCGCGCCCACTCGATCGCCGAGCGAAGACGACCCTCGGCGATGAGCTTCTGCCAGAGCTCATAGTCCGGCCGTGTGCCGATCTGGCCTGACGCCGCCAGGCGATCGAGGTTGCCCTGCGCGTGGGCTGCCTCGTTCGGGTCGTCCAGCAGCCCCCGGTAGATGCCGGGGGTTTTCTGCTCCGCCTCCCGCAGCGCCTTGTCGAGGTATCTGGTGGCGTAGCCCTTGCCCTGGTTGGACGCTCGCAGGCGCTGGCCGTAGTCAAAGTAGGGACTGTTGCCGGTATCGGCACGACCGACCGTGGCGTCGGGGACTATCGCCTTTATCTTGGCCTCTAGCCCGTCCTTCAACGCCTTCTGGACCTCGCGCCCGGTCGGCAGCTTGTCGTTGAAATTCAGGAACCCGGCGCCGCCGCCCCGGTTGGCGAATTGCATCCCATACTCGTCGGCGAGCTTATTGAGCGCCGCCGCCTCGGTCGGCGAAGTGCCCCGCCCGAAACCAATGGTGATATGCTTGCGGGCATTGCTGGGCGCCTTCTGGTTCCACATCGTCACGGGCGTGCCGACCTGCATGTCGGACAGGCCGCGCACGCCCGCCACGGCATTCATGCCGGTCAGCGTGTCGGGGTTCACCACCCGCTTTTTATTGACCGTCTTGAAGTCAAGAATGGGCTGCGAGGTGTCCACCGGGTTGTGCGCGACCGATCCGCCCTTGTTCTCCGTCCAGGCGCCGGTCGCCGGCTCTACCCGACGCTGGTTGATCCCCAGGTAGTCGAGGGTCGGGTCCAGCCCCGCGGGGTTCACGCGGCGGTTCATGGCGTGCCACTCGTCCGCTGACAGGGTGCCGGTAGACAGGCCGGTCTTACCGCCTGGTATGCTCTCAAACGGCATGGACGCAGTGTGGCTAGGCGCCACGTCGGGATAGGTCGCCGTGGCCCGCTTAAAGCCTTCCTCGGGGCTTATCCCGTAGCGGGTCTGGAGGCTTTCACTCTTGGCCGCGACCCAGGGTGCTGCCTGGATTTCAGCCGCGGTCCAATCGTTGCGGCCGTTCAGCTTGGCCCGGTTTGCCCGGTTGACCGCGAGCATCGTCTCGCGATCGAGGAAAGTATGCTGCGCCTCGCCGAGCGCCTTGTCCCACGGTTTGCCGGTCTTGGGATCGACAAAGCCGAACACCCGCGCGTGCCAGATATCGTTCGTCCCGGTCGAGCCCTTCTCGGCCGTGGGGTCCATGTGCTGCCGGTAGATGCCGGTCTTCTTGCCCTCCCGCATGTTCGGGATGGTGCCCGCCGCCAGGCGTTCCTCGGGGGTCGCCTCGGAATTGCGGCGAAGGTATTCTTCCTGCGCGCTACGCCCCTCGGTGAACGTCTCGGCCTGCTGCCCGGTGCGGACCTTGGTCGCCGGGTTCTCGGGATCGCGGAGGCGCGCCCAGCGCGCCTGCTCGGCGAAACCGAAATTGGTGATGGGGTCGCTCTGCGCCGAGAACAGCGCGAACTCCTCCGCCAATTGGCGCATCTTGACCGGATCGCCGCCAGTCACCTCACGAATGTAGCCATGGACGCGGTCATACCAGTCCGAGCCCTTCGCACCCTTGGCGACCATGGCGTCGAAGTCGGCCCGCATCTTGGCGACATCTTCAGGCGTCTTGACCCAGTGCGGCGCGCCGACAAAGGTCCCGTCAGCGCGCTGGATCAGGTGCGCGTCAGGGTTGGCGAGCACTTCCTCCATCGCCCGGTCGGGGGACATCTCACGTATCTTGGGGAGCGAATTCATGCCGCGTTCGCCCTTGGGCGACACGCGGTTCAGGGCTGATACGCCAGGGTCCAGCAGCCCCGCCCGGCCTTCGATCCACGCCTTGTATTCCGCGGGGCTCATGCCCTGCGTGGCACCCTCGCGGGCGTTCGCCCCGGTCACCGGGTCGAACAGGGGCGCCTCTTCGCCCGGGCCGAGGATGCCCTCCGCCAGGCGGGTGGGAGCGCCTGGTGCTGCGCCTGGCAGTGTGCCGCCCGAGGGCGCGCCGGGGGCACTGGCGGGCAGCCTGGCGCCTTCTACGGGGCGCTCGCCCTCGCCGGCCAGGCGAAAGGATGAGCCGTAGTCTTCCCGGGTGGGAACATAGCCCGCGGGGACCTGCTCGGTGACGTGGCTGGGGGTTCGCGGAGCTCCGCGCCGCCCGCGGGCGCCGGCTCCGACGATCACGCCGCCACCCTCGACCGGCTTGACCAGGCCGACCTCGCTGCCGAGCGCCGGCAGGGCGTTGACGAAACCCGGCATAGCCAGGGAGGTGTCGCCCCAGCCTTTCGGGTCCTTCTCATAGGGCAGCACGGTGCCGCGCTGCGGCAGGTCCTTGGGGTCTTTCAGGCTGCCGTCAGGAAGGCGGAATTTTGGCCCATCGTCCCAGTTTTCGATCGTCGCCCCCTCGGGGATGACGAGGTTGGGAAACGCCATGCCTTGGGCGATCGGCGTCTGGATATCAGCCGTGAGCAGACCGCCCACGGCGGACGCACCCGTGCCGACATCGCCCTTGAATTGCTGCCAGGCGTCACCCCAGCCCCGCGGGGCCGGCGGGGGAGGAAGCTGCCTGCCAGGCTGCGCCGATAGCTGGGCGTTGCTCTCTGTGCCGATCGGGTTGTCGGCGTAGCGGAAAGGAAGCTGCTCGTCCTCCTCGGGAAACAGCCAACTCATCGCTGGCCTCCCCCATTGCCGCCCGACCCCTCGCCACCGCTCCAGTAGCCGTTAGGGTTATCAAACAATTTCTTGGCCTGGGCGATCTGGGCCGCGTTGTCGTCCAGCAGGCCGGGAAGCTGTTGCTGCGGCGGTGGCTGCCAGTTGGGGTCCTGCGGCTGCTGGGATGCCTGGTAGGCCGCGTAGTTGTTGGGCGAAAGCGTGTTGTAGGCTCCGGCGACCGGCGGTGCCGGGCCGCCATAGGGTGTGCCAGGCGCCACGGGCGCGATCGGCGCATTGCGGGATGCGCCACGGAAGCCTGCGCCGGGGGCGGTAGAGGCGTCAAAATTTGCCGCAGTAGAGGGCGGGATGTCATAGGGCGACGGACCCGGCGACCCGAGTGCGGCGCCAGCCCCCGGCATCTGCGAGGCATATTGCGGCGCGTATTGCTGAAGGATCGCCATCAGGCGCGGGTCGAGAGAAGCGGAGCCGCTCATTCTGGCATCCCCATCGGTGGCAGCCCCGCGCCGCCGCGGGCGGGGGGTGCGGCGCCTGGCGCGGGTGGACCGGCGGCGCCGTTCGGCTTGGGTCCGGCGCCAGGCAGCGCCATCGGACCCGTTCGCATGGCGTCGCGCATCAAGCCGGTCGCGACCTGGGTGTGGGCGCGCTGCTGGGCGATGCCTTGGGCGGAGGCCAGGTCGGCGTTCTTCATCGCCGCCTGGATGGTGCCGTCCTGCGCGGTCTTCTGCGTCTGCGCGGCCTGCTGGATGGATTGCAGGCGCTCGGCGTGCTGCTGCTTCAGTATCTCGCGGTCCTTGTCGATCGCCGCCTGAAGCGCGGCCAGGTCAACCTGGGTGCCATATTTGGCCTGTATTTCGGCCGCGCGCAGGAAGATATCCGCGTCCAGCTGATCCCTGCGGAAGTCGTCGTCCGATTTGGCCTTAACGGCATCGAACTGAAGTTGAGAGGTGTCGGTCTGAAGCTTGGCCTGGGTCTTTTGCTTTTCCACGTCGGCCAGCATTTGGTTCGGATCGGGCGGCTTGTTCTGCTTCATCTGCTGGGCGAGCATGCCCTCTTGTTCCGGAGTCACAACTTTAAAGAACCGGTCGACGTTTTTAAACCCGGCGATCCGGAGCATCTCGGCATAGGTTTCGCGAAGCTGGCCGATGCTGACGAGGGCGTTGTCCGGCCCGAGCATCTGCAAGGTCTGCTCTTGCTTCTGTCCGATCATGCCGAGGAACGCCATGCGCGTCTCGTCGGTCCCGCGGCCGAGGCCGACGTTCACCGAAACGTCCATTTCGCTGTCCCAAAACCGCGGATCGACAGACACCCACTGATTGCGGAGGCGGACCACGCGCGCCTTGTCCTGATGGCGGATCACGTAGCGTAAGAGGCCGCGAAAAACGTCCTTGATGCCTAATTCGGCGAAGGTTCGCGCGATGAGCTCGACACGATCCTGCTGGGCTTCGACCGAGGCGGAAACGGCTGTTTTGGTGGTGGATTGAAGGACGTTTGCGTCCAGCCCTTGGCTTTGACGGGAGATGCCGGTGCGCTGGGCGCGCATCTCATCGAGGTATTGCAGCACCATAAGAGCCTGCTGGCCGATAAATGGTTCCGCAAGCGGTTGCACCATGCCTGGTGCCTGCATCCGGATAATCGCTCCGACCTCGTTATTAAGCACATCGTCCATCGTAACGGCATTTTCGACCACCGCGGTGCGGGGAAATATGGATTGCGCCATGCTATCGAGGATGCTGCGGAGGACACTCGTTTTGATGTCCTGAAGGTCGATGGTCTGGTCGGCGATCGAGTAGCCGATCGCGGCGTGTGGCAGCCGCACGGCATTCAAGAGGGCGAAAGGCGCTTCGGCGTCGATCTCGTCGGCGACAATTTCGGAGTCGTTCTCGCCGATCGTGCAGATGCGGTGCAATTCGGCGATGCCGTCGCCGTCAGCGTCGATGCGGACCCATTGCTCGATATGGGGCACGCGCCAGGTGGAAATGTCCGGCCCGCCGTCAGGATCACCGTCACGCAGCCCCGGGTTGCGGCTCTGGGCTTCGCCGCCGCCGATCGAAGTGCGCGCCTCTGCGTCGGGGGATGCGTGCTCTTCGACCGTCTCGCGGTCATAGCCGCGTTCCAGCAGGTCGGACACGGTTGGCGTGGTGCGGTGCGCCACGTAGCGGGCGGTCTGCACGTCGCGCGCCTCGCGGGCGATGAGGAATTCCTCTGGCGGGACCGCCATCACCCGCAGGATGCGCCGGGTGCGGGTGCGCCGGACCCGGCAGTCGATGATCGGCATCGGCGCGCCAGGCGCGAACAGGCCGGGGGCCGGAGGCTGCCCTGGAGCGCCGCCCGGCCCCATGGGAGCGGGGGGTGGTGGCGGCGCGCCAGGGGCGCCTGGAGGCATCCCGGGCGGCGGTGGTGGCGCCACACCCAGTGCCTCGTCAGGGCCGTCTGGCGGCGGCGCCTGACCCTCCGGTGGGGGCATTCCCCCTGCGCCTTGTGGTCCCGCAGCACCCGGCCCCGGCTGTCCCATCGAGCCACCAATAGCGGGTGAGTTGATACCGGCGGGAGGAAGGGGCGACGCAGGGGGCTCGCCGCCAGGCGGCGCCGCAGGGGCAGCGCCTGGCAGGGCGGGGGACGCAGGCGGCGCGAGCGTCGCCGTGTCGTCCTCTTGGGTGGATTGTTCCAGGACCTCAATTTCGGGGTCGGAGGATAGCTGCATGAACTGTAGAAGGCTCAAACCCGTATAGTCAAACTCCTCAACCTTGTGGCTTTCGTCAAATGACCATTTAATTACGCCGATCTTTTTGAGAAGAGCGTCGTGGACGCTGTCATAAAGGGTAGAAAACCAGTTGTTGCCGTCAGCATTGACCAGGTAGGAGATGTAGTCTGTTGCTTGTTTCGCGGCTTCCTCGTCTTCGGCGCGATTTGGCTCATAATCAACAACCTGGTCGCCGCCAGCGAATACTCGGATGATACCTGGCAGCATTGTGTGGATAATGTCGGCGACCTCGCGCACGACGGTGCTGGAGCGGCCCGGTTCCAGATGCTCGGCGGTGCCATCGTCGTTGAGGACCTGGCCCTCGTAGTAGGTGTATGCCCGCTCGCGATCAGGTCCGAGGGTGTTGTCGATGTATTGGCTGGCGTCGTCGCGGTAGGCGCGCAGGACCGCGAGGATTTCCTCGTCATCCAGGGCTTTCGGCCGGCGTCGCAGAGATCGCGCCATGGTTGTAGAGGGTCCTGAGACAAGTTGCGCGGGCCGGACCATAGGCGATCGGCGGTTGTGGTGGGAAGCGGTTTGTTCGCGTTGGGTTTTTAGGCGATGGTGGCGGTGGTGCGCGCTGTGTGGTGCAGCGCGGGGATCGGGAGTGGGTTGGATGGCGGGTGGTGCAACGCTGCTGCGGAGACATCTGGAAACGTGGAAAGCCAAGGCGCTGGTCGCCAAGGCGGAGCGCGAGCAGTGGGTGAGGGCCAAGGGGCTCGCCGAGCCGAAAGAGCCCGAACCGGACCCGGTGGCGCAGGCGATGGAACACGCGGTGTGGGAGGCGGAGCGCGCATCGGGACAGATGGCGAATGCCCTGGAGCGGGCGCTGGAGCGGACCCAAAAGCTGGTCGATGACGTGTGGACCGAGTGCGACCGGGTATTGAGGGACGCGGAGGTGATCGAGCACCAGCTGGAGCGGCGCGAGGCCGACGCACGGGCGGCAGTGACGCGGGCATATCTGGACCGCGAGAAGATTGCCGCCGCGCGGGAGATGGGGATGCGGATCGTGGAATGGGTCGTAGAGCGGGAGAATGGCCGCCAGCAGATGGTCCAGGCAATCCAGGTATGGACCGCGGAGGGTTGGCGCGACGTGCCGATCATGCGGGTCCCAGCCCGCGAGGACGTGGCGCGTACGTCATGGAAAGACGTGAGGGGGCCGGTGGTGACGCCGGCACCGGCGGCGGAGGCGGAACCGGAGGATGGCGTGTGATGGCAAAGGTGAAGAAAAAACGGGCTAGCTGGGCGGAGAAAGTACAGGGGATCGTAGATGCCTGCGAAACCCGCGCGGAACTAGAGGCGGCGCTCAGTTCAGGTCCGCCCCTGCCGGCGGCGCTGGGCGGCTGGACTACGTCGGACGCAATAGACGGGCTGGAGATTATGTGGCGTCAAAAGGGCTGGAAAGGCTGGCCGGAGAAGGACACGGGCTGAGGGGTCACCACAGGCGTTCCTCGGCGATCACGGCGTGGGGTCCCTTGGGGTGGCGCAGGCGCTCGCGGAGCAGGATATCCGCGGGCGTGTCGGCGATTGACGGGCGGGTGCGGAAGAACCCGGCATGCTCGGGGAAGTGCTTGTGGAATTTGCGCGCGTAGAAGGCCGACCAGTTGTTGCAAATCTTGTATGGTTGCAGGTTGGACGGATCGTGCTGCGGCTGGGCGGTCTGCCACCTGACGCGGTGAAGGACGGCGTCCGCGCTGTGATGCAGAAACCTGCGCTCGATCAGTTCAAAGGTGAACTGCTTGAAGTATCGCCACACCTCGGGGGAGGCTGCGTCGATCTCGTTGAAGCGCGCGTGGCTGATTTCAGGCATCGGGTCACACTACCCTGAGGTTGCGACGGAGCGGGCCGGATTTAGAGGTGGGCGGCAGCCGGGCGAAGCGGAGCATCATCAAGGCGTATCTAATGGCACTAACGATATCATCATGCTGCTTGACTGGTCTACCTTCTTTTCTGTGATAGTTCCTGATCTCGTCAAGGCACTCGGTCAGGTGATTGAATATCTTCAGGCGGCCGCTTTCGAGGCGATCGACCATGTCGGCAATGGACGCTTCTAGCCCATACCCGCCCGCCGAGAATGTTGCGTGCTCGAAAAGCATCTGCAACCCGTTCCGGCGGTAAATCTCGGCCATCGGGTCGCCGGAGGTGCGGTCGTGGGAGGCCGCGTCGTGGGGCCACGCCACGGGTATGCCGTGGCCCCAGCCGCGCAGTATCTGGCAGTGCTG